CTCCTTGCGGGCCGGGTTCGACTCCTCCATGCGGGCCTTCAGGCCCATCAGGATGGTCTGCCAGCCGGGGCTGTTCAGCCCGGCGTTGACCGTCTGACGCTCGGCGTCGCTCAGGTTCTTGGCCGACCACTCGATGACGTCCTTCAGGACGGCCTCGCCGCCGATGGCCTGAGCGGCGGTACGGGCGACTTCGGCCTGCTTCGCACGGAAGCCGGTGACGTACCCGTTCAGGATCTCGTCGGGCAGCCCAAAGCGTTTCTGGATCTTCGTACGTGTTTCGGCACTTAGATCGCCGTTTGTAAGAAGTTCTGAGTTGATTTCCATCCACTCGGCAGGGTTGGGCTCGACATCCTTGGGCACCTGCAGGGCCGCTACGGGCTCTGTGGGGGCTTCGGCCTTGGGGGCGGCCTCGGGTGCCTTGGTACCCTTGGCGGCCTGCTGGAGCCGCGTAAGCTCGCCACGGAGATTCTTGTAGGACTCCAGGAACTTGGCGGGGTCGCCCTTGAACTGCGGGGGCAGCTCGTTGGGGTTCGCCTTGGCCCATTCTTCGGCCCGCTTCATCTCGTACGCCTCGACCTGTTCGGGCGTACTGGTTTCGTCAATGGGTTGTTCGGTCTTGGTTTCGTTCATTCCATGGTTCCTGCAACAGCCTGTTCCTCAGCAATCCGTCCGGCGGACTGGATAGTCTGCTGATTGGCCTGCATCTCGGCCTGCTGCTGCATCATAGCCTGTTGTTCCTGAGCGAGTTGCTCGGGGGTCTTGACCAAGCCGGCGACGTCCATGCCGAACGAGGTCGTGAATCGGATAAGCCAGTTGTCCCAGTTGACAGCCTGCATGGCGTTGGGGATCTGCCCGACGACCTGAGCCCACTGGACCAGCTGGCTGTTCTGGACCTCGCGGTTCAGGGCCTCAAGGCCGGTACGGACCTTCATGCTCAGGATGCCGCCGGGACCGGTCAGCTTCATGATCTCCTTGGGGATCAGCTTGTCCTTGGCCAGCAGGAACATCGTACGGCGGACAATGGGGATCTGGATGTCCCGGCTGATGCCGGAGAAGATACCGCCCAGTGCCTGATCCAGTTCTTGGGCGATCTCACGGATCTGGGTGGCAGTCACCCGGTCCCCGGTGGGCTGGACAGCCGACTGCAGCAGGAAAGTTCTTCCAAGATTCGCAGCCAGTTCCTGCCGGGCCATGACCACCGGACCCATGTCCGGCTGGCGGGCCAGCTGCACGGTGAAGATGTCGGTATTCCGGGCGGCAACGAAGTCGCCGTTGACGCTGTCCACCAGGTCCGAGATCTCGGTGATCCCGGTGGGATCGACGCCGATGCGGAACTCCGAGGATGCGGCAGCCATCTCGATGGTCGCCTTGGACAGGGCTTCCATCGACCGGATATCCCCGATGTGCTCCTCGACCAGAGCACGGCCATAGTCCTCACCGGCGATCCGGCTCCACACCTGCGGGGTATACGGGCAGACCTCGTACTCACCCTCCTCGACGGTGACTCCCCGGAACTCCTTCTCGACCTCCCACTTCTCTTCCTCGGAGTCCCACTCGATCTCCGTGTAGCACGGCTCGAAGTTCGACACCGGTCCCTGAAGTAGGTAGCCGGAGTTGGTGGTCTGACCGGTCGTGGGATATCCGGTCCAGTTCTCGGGGATGGCCTTGGGGTCGATCCAGTCCCGGACGATGATCTTCTTGATCGAACCGTCTGGATACCGGACGACGACGTACTGGTCCACCCGGTATACCCGGAACGTGTAGTCGTCTGACTGGTACCACAGGGCGTCGCCCAAGGTGATCAGGTGCTGCATCAGGACGTACAGTTCCTGACGAAGATTGGAGTTCTGCAGCTTCTCCATGATCTTCTTGTCCAGCCGGGCCAGCAGCTGCATCTGCTGGGTGACGTCGGCCCCCTGCGGGACCATGGCCATGTCGATCTCGTGCTGGAAGAACGGCATCTGGTTCAGCGGATAGATCGCCGAGACCATGCGGCTGGCCAGCGACATGATGCCACGGGCGGCGATGGACGAATACAGGTCGGGCAGGTCCATCGTCTCGGTCCACCCCGACTTGGGGTACAGGCCGGGGACAGTCAGCTTGGCCAGCTCCTCGCACCGGGTCAGCTTGGTGCTTCTTCGGGCGTCCAGTTCGGCAAACTCACCGGCGATTGATTCATTACTCATACCGGAAGTTCCTTTTGTTTATCGTTCCACGTTAGCCAGTCTTGAGCCCACTTTTTCCATGGACTTACTTCAGTTCCAATGGAGTTCCAGCTTTGTCTAAATACACCAGCAGACGCAAATCTTTCGACACCAGACCGTCCCTGAGAAACAGCCTTATTTGCCTCGCTCATAAGACCCGGTTGCAACGCACCACGAATGTTTGGCATTTGTGGGGGAGCGAATCCGACGACCCGTTGCTGGCCCATACTCCATCGTTGGTATTCAGGGATGTACAATGGAGCATATGCAAACGACCCGACAACGGGCCTGCTCTGAAAGCCGGTCTCACGGCTCAGGCTGCGGACGGACGAACGCAGCCGATCCATGGCCAGTGCCTGGATCGACTGAGTCATCATTCGATCACGTTCCTTGAGCTGCTCCTGAATCATCTGTTCGGTCGTGGCCGGAGCTGATAGACTAGCCATTGATCTCCCTCCGCTTCAGCATCTCAAGGTGCTCGACCACGGATATTTGGCCGCTGCGGTAGTCGAGGTACCGCAGCTCATGGTTCAACGTATTGACAACCGGCTGGAACTGCTTCTTCAGGTAGTCGATCAGTTCCTGCGGAATGGTGATGTCCTTCAAATGATGCTCCACATCTTGATGGTGTCGGTGTTCCGGTCGTACTCAGCCGAGGTCAGGATTTTCACGAGCTGACCCATGATCTGGCATTCTGAGAAGGACAGATTTGCCGATTTGTAGGCGGCACAGACGGCCAGTGTCCGGTGGCTGTATGCGTAATCCTCGAGGATCTTGGCCGCCTTGACGGGGCCGATCTTGGGGATGCCCGGCACGTTGTCCGTCCGGTCGCCCGTAAGCCACTGCATGTGGAACATCAGGTCGGCCTCGTCCTCCGAGATCCGGCGTTGCTCGCCCTTGTCGGGATTCCAGTGCAGGCCGGGGATCTGCAGGAGATCCTTATCGACGGTCACGATTACATGGTCGCCGATCTCGCCACGGGTGGACACGATCCCGAGGACGTCATCGCCCTCGGTGTTCGGTATCCGCAGCCACGGGTATGCCTCAAGTTCCTTCATGCAGTCATTTAGGAACTCGGGCTTGGGCTTGTCCTTGCGGTTGGCCTTGTACTCGGGGTACAGGTCATACCGGAACGACGGACGGCTGGTCAGGGCCACGATGCACTCATCGCAGTCCGCACCCTGCTGCCACTGGGCAACCGTCTGGTGGAGGTTCTCGATGGCTTGCGAGCGATCCGTGGAGATCACTGCGGCCCGGTATGCGATGATGTCACCGTCGAGTAGGGCGATCATGGGGCGGTTGAGATGGCAGTTGCCGTGCTATAGGTACCGGTACCTGCCGCGTTGATCAGGGCGTAACTGACGTTGTACGAGGTGTTCGCGGTCAGGGTATTCACCGTCTTGGCGGTGGTTGGCCAAGGATACGAGATGGCGGTATCCAGTGTCAAGGTCGGGGTACCGGCAATGGTGGGGATCGCCCGCACCCGAACGGCGGTCGGCAACGATCCACCGAACGTGGCCGACGCGACATTGATGTTCACTGTGATCTCGGTGGAGGTCACGCTGCTGGAGGTAGGAGCGGAAGGGGCCCCGGGCAGGGTGGCGGCGTCATTGAGACCGGCGTCCTCGCGGGTGAAATACGTCCGGTTGGGCGGAGATCCGGCCTTGCCGAGGTTGGTCCAGCACTGGTTCAACATTCCGATGGCGTTCGCCTCGCTGTCGGCATTGGCCAGCAGCCAGCTGCGATCCTTCACGACCGCCGTGGACAGCACGTCGATGCGGTGCCACACTCCGAGACGGCCATCGGAGACGTCAATTTTCCGGGTCGAGGCCGGGGGCGTATAGGCGATGATGGCTTGGGCCAGCGGGGCCGACAGCTCATCGAACCCGGCCGAACTCAGGTGGTTTAGGTCAGTGTTCGAGGTAGCATACAGCGACTGGTCGAACAGCCGGTTGTACGTGGTGGCATAGGTTCCTTTTAGTCCCAGCAGATTCACGAAGTCGCAGGGAAGCTGGTTGTACTTGTTGCCGGAATTGAGAGCAACGACTTCCCGATACGGTGTCAGGCTGTTGGTGGCGACCGAATCGTCCGCATCGGTGGCGGTCATGGGGTGCGAAACCATGGCCATGAACGCCGGACTGTTGGTCGAGTCGCCAGTACGGTTGTACGCCAACGCCAGCCGGTTGATGATCGTGCGGATGTTCTCAAGGAACGCTTGGCTCGTGGGCTGCGGATTCTGGCCGGAATCGTTGGTGCCGCACAGGATGAAGAACAGGATTCTTCCGGTGCCCCCTGCCGCCCGCTGGCGATTGATCAGCTCGGAAATGTAGGTTGTCAGTGCCTTATCTGAGGTGTTGGTCAAGATGGTGGCAAGCTGGCCAGAAGTGCGGCCTCCCATGTACATCAGGTTGTTGACCGCGATTCCCTTGATCTTGCGGTAAACAGAATGGAACAGGAATCCGACATTGCCGGACACGGCGCGTGCGGCCGTACTCAGTCCAAAGCAACTGCATCGAATGGCCGCGGAATCACCGGTCGAAGTCTTGTCAAGCTCGCTGACTGACCACTTCCAAGTGCTGCCATCATTAGTGGCGACGTCTTTGGCGGTCGCAAGGTCGGTAGAACCGGCACGGATGTTCATGGTCATGGTGCCGCCACCAAGACCACGACTGTGGATCACGCGATATGAAAATGCTTGGCCGACGAACGGATGATTTGAATCCAGACCAAAGCCGCCATGAACGTGGGAGTAATACACGGGGTTGGTCGATCCCGTGCTTTCACTGAACCCGAATCCCCAGAACATGTTGTTGCTCAGGAAATCAGAACCATCCTGATTGTCGCCTGAACAGGCGCCGATGTTAAATGATTCCCGCAACTTGGCACAATTGGCGTCGGTGTTGCCGCGAAGGAAACCATCGTACAACCCACCATACGTGGTCAGACTGGTCTGGGAAACGCTGTACGCAACACCCGGATTCGTGCCTTCGGTGCTGGCTCGGACGGGAGCCCAGTCCCACCCGGTACGGTACCCAATCGATCCAGCATTGCCAGAACCCGTAAACCCGACAAACGGAGCCAGGGTGGTGGCATACAGGCTGATTCCCTCGGTCTCGACCAATGCCTTGGCAAGTCCCTCATGCCAGCCATATGCACCAAAGCCAACATTGCTGTCACCGATCACTACGATATCGAGTGAATCAACGCCGTTCTTTGCGTCTTTTAGGTATTGGCTGGCATTTCCTTGGCCGTAGATGGCACGGGTGGCGTCAAAGCTCATCAGTTACCCTTCTTGGTTGCGTTCTGCGAGATGGCCTTGGCCCAAGCGGCGGCTGCGTTGCCGCCCCAAAGGTCCCAAGCCTGACGGCCCTTGCCGTAACTGTCCCATGTCGAGCCCTTCTTGTCAACCGCATGGCGGGCAAAGAACGAAGCCATCCGCTTGACGGTATTCAGCGGCAGGCTCTTCCCGGCGGCGATGTCCCGGGCACGGGCCAACCCCACGGCGGTTCCTCCCCGGTTGCTGGGGGACGCCTCGGCCCGCTTCTTCAGGGCACGCTTGGCGGCGGCCACGGCACCGGCGGGGGGCTTGAAACTATCAGCCATTGAGGATCGCTTCCTTTCGGGCGTTAGTGATGATTCCGATGCTGACCAGATAGTCCATGCCAGCGACCGTCCGTGGATCGTCGGACACGATCTCCTGAGCGAACGAGGCGGATCGGTAGAACGTGCGGACGCCGGGGTCGGTCAGCCTGCGGGATTCGATGTCCTCAAGCTCGCTCGGGGTGAACCGCTCAAGGAACTCAAGGGGAGTCCAAGTCTTGCGGAGCTCGTCTACGGTCTTGGGCCGGACGGACCACGCTTGCCGGACACGGGCAGTCTCGACGACGTAGAACGAATCCACGGCCTGGATCGTGGGGTCATAGATCGGATTAGGGTCGTTGACTACGGGGCGGTATGACTGGGCCTTGGGGTTCCCGCTGGCAACCCATTGGGAGTACAGGTCGGGACGGATGTCCACGATCTGGTTGACGGTTCCGTTGATGACGTATGCGTATTCAGTCATTAGGCGATCCTTCGGGTGTGGTCGGCGACGGTCGGGGTGCTATTGACGTTGATGGTACGGGTAGCCATGAGATCATAGACCTCACGGACAAGCGGGATGTACAGGACAAGATTTCCGGGACGCACCAACGACGGGCGAACGCCTCGGCTAAGGGAGTAGATCTCGTCGTCATTCAGGTCAGTATCCCAGATCGCACATTCGGCAATGCGTCCTTCCATGTGAAGCGCATATGTTCCGTTTCGCCGCCTCGCACCGATCAGGGTTCTATTTATGAACCCACCAAACGAGGAGAGCGTGGTTGTGTTGGTTGCCTTTGAGCCTCCATCTATAAACGCAGCTCTATTAGACAAATCCGTAAACACACCTGCGGCGTGGTGCCACGTTCCAGTGCTCGGTGCAGTTGCAGTGGTGGCAGTTGCCACAACTCCGCCGACTTCGCCGGACGCATATACACCACTTGAAGATGCTCCGATGACTTGAAACTGGTTTCCTCCGCTTGAAGAACCGAATCCAAGCAATGTTCGGTTTGCGGTAAATGAGTCTGCATTGAACCAACAGGCCATGGTCAGCGGAAATGCCGTAAGGATTGCATTGTTGATTTCGTACCGCTGGCTCAGGCTTGAGTCAAAGTCAATAGACATTACGCAGCACTCCTGACCTCGACGGCGATGACTTGGGCGTCGCCGGACATGGTGTCATTGGTGGTGTCGCTGGCCTCGCGGTAGACCTTGAGCCGGTAGGCGTCGCCCGCCACGGTCGAGTCAATCGTGGTGATCGTGATCTCGGTGACGGTCGGGATGCCGCTTGTCCCGTTGGCGGTGCCGTTCAGTTCGGCGACCGTGTCGAACGAGTCGCTGTCCAGGTCGGTGTTCATCCGCTCGAACGCGACCCCCCACCGAACGTCACCGCTCGTGGCGGTGTCGGCCATCCAGTGGATGCGGACCTTCAGGCCGGACCCGAGGCTCGCGGCCTCGGGCATGATGCCGACGAACGTGGTGCTCTCGTCGGTTGTGCCGCCGTCAAACTCCAGAACGGCGATGTTGTTCCGGGTGTCGAGCGTGGCGAAGTTCGTGGCCGGTGGCTGAGCCTGCAGCGGCGTGAACACCGCATAGGTCTTGGTACCACCACCCGTACCACCAGGAGCGGCAGCCCACTTCAGGCCCGTCGCCGTCGAGGAATCGACGGTGAGAACGTGGTCGTTGGTACCGCCGACCTGCAACCGGATGTTGTCGGTACCGTCGTAGACGATGATGTCGCCCTTGGTCGTGGTCGGTGCCAAGGCGTCGAATGCGGCGGTGGCGGCTGTCTGTCCGGTTCCGCCCTTGTTGATCGGGACGGTGGACTCCGTAGCGACAGTGCCAAGACCAAGACTAGTACGGGCATCACTCGGCGACTCGTTCTTCCACAGGCTGGTTGCGTTGTCATAGACGAGGAAGTGGTTGTCGGCAACGCCGCTAATCAGGACATCGTGAAGTTCGTTGAGTTCCGAGTAGTTGATGACCTTGACGTAGACCCGACCGGCAGAGCCGTTACTGGCTGCGACCACCCATCCCAAGAAGACCCCGTGGGCTGGCTGGGTGGGTCGGGTTGTCGTGAATGCACCGGTCGTCTCGCTGAGCCACAGGGCCGCACCGTCGGTGAACGATGCGGTTGGGACGTTGGACAGTCCGGTCAACTCGCCTTCGACCATCATGTATCCGGTGGTCGAGTTGGTAATCGTGGTGGCGGCGATGCCGATGGTTCCGCTCGAAGTGGCCTCGACGGAGGCGTCGGCAAGTTCGACCTGAAGATGCGTGCCGCTCGATCCGGTGATTCGGATAACATCGCCCTTGCTGATCGTACCGGCAGACGCCTTGCGGACGGCGTGCATGATGGCCTCGTTCACGTTGGACGAGTACGTTCCGGTCGTGACCGTAACGCCCGCAAGCGAGCCGCCGGTGATGGTCACGCTGCTGGCCGCCTGCGTGGCGATGGTGCCGAGACCCAAGGTGGTCCGCTGGGCGGCGGCGTCGGCATCGTCCAGCAGGGCACGACCGGCCGAGGTGCAGGTGATCTCCTCGACATCGCCGGAACCGGCGGTGGCACGGCCAAGCAGCTTGTCGGTGGCGATGTTCTGCATCTTGGCGAACGTCACCGCGTCGTTGGCGATGGTCGTCGCGTTTCCGTTGGCCGAGGCGGTCACGTCGCCGGTCAGGGCGGCACGCTCGAACGCAACCTGGCCGCCGGTGGCCCAGTTGGCAGTGACCGATGTCGAGTCGGTGACGACACGCTCGGCGGTAAGGGTGCCGTTGGCGGTCTTCACCAGATAGTCGGCGTTGGTCGGGGCACCGCCACCGCCGCCGCCAGTGATCAGTACGCCACCGGCAGTCGATCCGTCACCGATATACAGTTCATCGGTATCGGTGATCCACAGCGGTTCACCTGCCAACGGTGTGACGCTGGTGCGGTCTGCGTCCTCTCCCCGGCGGAACTGTAGGGCCATTAGGTAAACACTCCCATGTCGATGAACAGGTTACTGGGATCTTCGACGGTGCCGAAGTCCATGGTGAAGTACGGGTTGGGGTCGTCAATCGTGCCGAACCACAGGCCCAGTCCGATGACGGGGAACTGTCCGCCCAACCGACCGGCGAGGAAACCACGGGTCACGTTCAGCGGCAGTTCCCGGCGGATCAGGGCGATGATGGCATCCTGCTCGATTCGCGTGAACATTTCAGGCCTCCCCGACCGTGACGTTGGCGTCGATGTCGCTGTTGTCGATCCAGATGGGAGCGAAGTGCGGGATCGCCATGTTCAGTTCCTTCTCGGTACGCTCGTTGACCAGCACATAGTCGAACCAGATGTCCTCAAGGGTGCCGACCTCGAACTCGATGGCCATCTGCTCGGACTCGTGCCACCGCCAAGATCCCTCGATCCACTCGGACTTGTTCCCACGGCGGAACAGCCGGTCCCAAGCGGACACGAAGATCATGGTGCCGCCCATGCCCTTGATCAGCTTGCACTCGTTCTCGTACCGGACGTCATCGAACAGGACCAGGGTCTCACGCCAAGCCTTCAGGTTCCCGGCGGCGTCGCACTTGACGTACCGCTCATGCTCGTAGGATGAAACCTGCAACAGCTGGTTGGCGACCTTGCTGACCCAGTAGTCCGGGCCGGTCACGCCGGGCCGGTACTTGGGATCTCGTCGGCACTCGCCCCAACGCTGGGCGACCTCGCGGTACTTCTTGGGGTCGCCATCCTTGGTGATGCCTGCACGCTTCAATGCGTCCTTCAGGGGACCGGCAAAGGACATTCTTACAACACGGTATCCATTCTTCATGGCCCACCGTTCCATCAACTTGCATGACTCGGTCTTCCCCGACCGGGCCAGACCGGCGAATCCGATGATCTTCATGCGACCCCTAGTGGCACTCGGCCCAGTTGTTTCCGACACGGTATGCTCCGTCCAAGGGACAGCCGGGGGTCAACTCCTGACCCGCACGGACGATGCAGGAAACCGCAGCCTTGCCGACTTCCTCGGCGATCTCGGGCTCGCACTCGACCTGCCACTCGTCATGGATGTTGGCCATGATTCCGTAGCGGTTTGCGTAACGGTCCTCCAAGATTCCATGGAAATGGATCAGTGCCTGTTTCATGACCACGGCACCCGCCGATTGCAGCAACAGGTTCAACGCCATGTGATCGCTGCGAACAGGGAGCGAACGACCGTCCAGACCCACCAGATGTCCCTTGGCGGCAACTTCATACTTCAGCCTTTCCTTGAGCTTGGCGAACGCGGGGACGCCCCGCTCGAACTGCTCCTTGAGCTTCTTCCCTTGGGCTGCCGACCCGTTGACGATCTTCCCGACCTTGGCGTCGCCTGCCCCGTAGAGCGTCCCGTAGATGAACGTCTTCGCTTGGTCTCGGGTAGGCAGTCCTGCCATCCTTTGGTTATGACTATGGATGTCACCCGTCGTGACCGTTCGGGCGTAGGCACCGGAGTCCCATTCTGCCAGATAGTGGGCGAACATTCGTAGTTCAAGACCGGAAGCGTCAATGCCAACCTCGACCCATCCTGGTCGAGTTGGGCGAAAAAGAGATCGGCACTCTCTTCCGTAGGGTGAACCCACGGCTGGCACCTGCGCCATGTTTGGATCACTGTGCGACATGCGTCCACTGACGCACCCGTTAGTGTTAACGCTACCGTGGACCCGGCCATCCACAGTATTGTCCAGCCATTGTCTGATTTGGGCAATGCGTTTCTCCAGTAGAAGATGCTTCTCCATCAGCCGGGCCTCGGGCCACGGCATGTCGGCCAACACCGACTCGTCAATCTTGGGCTTGCCGCCATCGGTGAGAACCTCGGGTTCCCACCCGTGCCGCTGGGTCATCCGCTCGGCGAACTGCTGCCGACTGCTGGGATTGAACGGCTCGTACTTGACCTTGGTCTTGAGCTTGATTTCCTTGGGCGGAAAGCTTTCCTGCAGGGCCGCTTGATTCGTGGCCATGTCCGATTGGAGTTGGGCCATCAGCAGCGATGCTCCCTGCTCATCGAACCCGAAGCCGTTGTCGAGCTGATCGGCAATGACTCGGGCCACCTTGACCTCAAGGTCATAGGACCTGCTGAATCCGGTGGCTCTGGATCCGAGGTGCCGGTACACGGCGGCGGTCACGCGGACGTCTTGCATGTTGTACTTCAGCATGTCCCAGGTGAAGGTGGACCAGTCGGTCGGCGGCTCGCCCTTGGCGACACCAAGGAAATCCCCCCAGTCACTGAGTGAATTTCCACCAGCAGGGTGGGTATACCGGTCTGGATATAGCAGCCGACTGAGAACGATGGTGTCATGGACATCGGGGTGACTGAACCCGAGCAACCGGCGGAGAACCGGCATGTCGAACAGGATGCAGTTGTGCCCGATGATCCGGTCGTAAGACGCCAGCAGGTTCAGCCCCTCGGCAATACCCGAGGGGCCGAACCCGTGGACGTCTCCGGTCTGCAGGTCGAGGATCGACAGGCAGTGGACCTTGCGGGCGGTCGTCAACAGGTTGTCGGCCTCGATGTCGAAGATCGCCCTACGCATGGTCACTTCTCCGTGGTCTTCTTCTTGGTGGCCTCAAGGATCTCGACGCGACGATCGAGTTCGGCGGTCAGTTCCTTGAGTTCCTTGACGTGCAGGTTCAGATT